GCTGTATTTAAAGTACTAAAATATAAAGAAGGTGATTGTGTATATCTGATTTGAACCGCTCCAGTTCCTATTGGAACCAATTCTGGAATAGCATAAGTATTTGTGTTACTAGGTCCACCAGTTACTGAAATTGGAATAGTTAATACAGGACATTGAGTATGAAACCCTAAACGAGCTTCATCATCCAATCCCATAAAAACTTCAAAATCAGCAATTCCACCTGGCGTTCCTACTCCTGTAACAATCAAATATCCCATGTTATTAACCAAAGTTTGATATCCTTGAATAAGTTCATTATCCAACGTCCATCCTAATCCACCCCACCAATGATACATGGTGGTATGTGGAATATGAATGTCTAATACTGAACCTGTTTCTTTAGCTTTCATATCTATTGTCCAACTAGTTGGAATTTCTACAAACGGAGCTCCATTGATATTTGAATAATTAATATTGATAAAAGGTGAATCTATATAATCTATTGTACTTGAAACTAAGAAATTGTTTCCTGTTGCTCCAGTAGAGGCAGGACTAACTATTGTTGGTGGATAATATTGAACCATATGATTAGAGGAATCAAAGCTACGAATTTTTAATCTACATCCTCCATTTACACCTAAAAACATTTTCATTAAATGTTGATTCGCACTCTGATGAACTGGTGTTGTCGGAAACAATCCCATTAATGCTGCAACAGGTAAACACACACAATACGAACCATTTGAATCAACGATTGCCGTAAATCTACCAGTATGTTGTAATCTTCTAGTCAAATCTCTTAAATTTTCAACAGGATACATTCTTTCTACTACTTGTTGTATTTCAGTAGTACCCATATCTCTATTTAACAAAGGAGTACTATCAGTTGGAGCATTCATCACTGGTTGATTACCACTTTCTGCAATCATCGCTAATGGTGGAGTATATACGTTTAGTTTAGGTCGATAAGTTGAAAATCCGGGACGCATTCCATAACCATAATATCTAAAATTCTTCTTACATCGCATATAAACATTAAATTCTATGGTTAAAGGCGCATCATCTGCTACGATTAGAGGTTGGTTTACATATATATAATACATGCCATGCAATAAAGCATTAGCATTTGGATCTATAGTATTATACAAAACTTGATTTCGACTCAAATAATCTAGAGTAATTTCTTGTTGTTGATTACCTCCTGAAAATTCCAAAATGTTAGTAATACCAGATTTAGCCGATACATAGTCAGGATATTGAGTTAAAATCCTACGGTCTAAACCATATATTTTTGAAACCATCAATTTAACGTTTTGCTTATTAGTCATACTTGATTGTATTACCAATTCCATGTCTCCTGACCAAGCTTGAGTTAAATAGTACAAACGTTCGATATTATTACTAATTGAAACACCCGAATGTGATCCTCCTTGCCAAGGAGAAATCGGACGAATCCAAAGAAGTTTTCCTACAGCATCCGTTGTTTGAACTTGAAAAGTACCCAAATATTGAGGTTTTGACAAAATATAATTTAAATCCATCTCATCTTGTGTTGTATGAAAAATTGAATCTTTTGTTAATCTTGTAAAATCATAATACGGATCCATTTTCTCATAAAAAGTAGGCTTATCAACAACATTTGCACGATTTCTACTGCTCATATACATAGGATCACTTAATTCAGGTTTATTTGGATTATGTAAGCCAGTATATTGTCTAACCGTAGATCTCATTGCGTCAATAAAATCTGAACTAGTAGTTTTTAAAAAGTCTGAAGCTTTATCAAAAGTAGAAGTAGTAACCTGACCTAAAAAACTTTCAGCTAACAAAGTAGGTGGTGTTACAAATGTCGGATCAGATGGAGTTTGAACATATACTTCTAATTTATTAATTTTGATCACAACTTGTACCGTCAATGTAGTTGAACCTGATCCTCCTGCTACAAGAGGATTTAAGCACATAATAACTAACTTTGCGTACGGATTTCTTGATTGAGCATATAAATCGGGAATGGAAACATCCCCTCCTGTATTAGCTTCCATAGTCAAGAAATCGGTTGCAACAAAAAATGGAATTTCTACACATGTTGAAGAAGCTTCATTAGCTCCTAATAGAGAATGCGGCCCTGTTAATAGAGCATTTATAACATCCTCTCCTCTCAGACCAGCATCCCATGCTAATTCTGAAGCAGGAGTTGCTCCTACTAAAAGAACTCCCTGATGATTAATACTTCCTGTTATTGTCACATAAGCGCAAGCGTGACATCTATAAAAAGCATAATTTTTTAAAAAAGACCTAAAAGATGGTGTAGCATTAAAATAACTAGACATTAAATCATATACTTGCAATATTTTAAATCTAGTATCTGCTGTAGACCAATTTGCTGTACCTAATGATATCGGTCTTTCCCACATAGGTGAAATATCATAAAGCATCTCTTGTTTAACACAAGATGTAAGCGGAGGAGAATCATACATAAAATTCTGTTCCGCAACATCTCTTGTTTGAATTGTTGTTAATTTGTTTTTTGTAACTGTTTGTAAAGAGATTATATTATTCAAAATTCTTATAATCATGGGAATTTTGAAGATCTTGCTATTAAGACATTACGATTGTAGCGAAATTTTGCAATAAAT